ACTAATACAGCTTCATTACTTGTTCCTTTATAAATCAGTGCTCCTGTTGCTGATAACGTTACAGAACTAAAAGTAGAATCTGCAAAGTCAACGTATGCAATGTTACTTGATATTGCTACACCATTATTAGTTAAAGTATTTCCACCTGCAGTATAGTTTGTACCAGACGAAGAAACTTCGTTAGTAGTTGTATACGCAGTAGTAGCCGTACTGAAACCAGCTTGTGATGTATAAAGTGCTAATTTGAAAGTTGATCCGCCAGAATCAAAATCAAACACTCCACCAAGTAGGTCTGTTTTAAAAGAGTCAGGTACTATATTTGCCATTTTTTATCTCCTTAGTATTTTGATGGTGATTCAGATTTAAGTGGAGTACGAATGGCTCCATCTTGCCATTCATCTCTGCGTCTACGACCTTGTTGTTCGATCGCATACGATTGTAAAGAATTTTTATAAAGTCCTTGGTAGTATTGTAACATATCTGGTGGACCTTTCAAGTATCCATATGTTTCTGCTAAACATCCATATAAAAGTAAATCTTGATATTTATTAGATGTATAAGTCCCTTGTGTGCTTCCTGGTGAAGCTGTTATTGAATCGGGTTGCTTTGTATAGGCTAAAGTAATTAAATTAGTGCTATTAGGTGTAGGAGCCACGACCCAGTAATTAGCATCCCAATTAGCATAATATTTAGGTATTCCAGAAGCTGTACCTGGAGTATTATAATATTCTGCCATAAATGAAGTATCTCTTTTTTCTAAAAAAGTTTGTTCTCCATTTGAATCTGTTAATTGAACATATCTAATAAATCTTAAATCAGAGGGTATGGTTACATATCGACTTCCAGCTGCTAAGTTAGAAGTTGCGTAAAATCTATTGTCATCAGAATCAGCTTCTCTATAAATTTGATTCTCAACGTTTTTAATAATTGTATTTAAAATTCCAGTAGTTAATACAGAGCTATCAACTTCTGTATAACTTCTAATATCATCTTGTAAATTTGTTAAAGTGTATGCCATATTACGGTGTTAACGTTACAGGTCCTGCTGTAACTGTCATTCCTCCTGATTGTTCTGTTGTAATAGGTGTTGAGCCTAATGTAAAGCTATATGTGTTATCTGACAATACATTAATTACAAAACCATTAACATTTTCATATAAACTATAAGCCAAGCCTCCGGGACTTCCATCTACATTTCTAAAAGCAACCGTACTTCCATTTGCTCTACCATGACTTAGTTCTGTAACTATTATTGTTTGAGAACCTGAAGTAATATTAAATGGATTACCTTGTAATAAGTTTTCTGTAGCAGGTTCAATTCTTCCAGGTCTAGCTTGAGGTAAACCTTGTGCATCACCTGTAAATCTTGTTGGCTCTAATTGAGGTTGCTTAGGTTCATATTCACTAACATGTACAAAAGAACCATTCCACTCAGTTACCATTTCATTATAAGGAAATTGCAAACCTGATCTATCTGATATTGCTATTGCGTATTTTCCTTTTGAAAGATTTGCCATATTAAATATTTGGGTAATAAGTTTTTGGAGTAATAAAAGAACTTGAAGAAGAACCATCTTCTTCTAATGCTCTCGCTAACTCATCTTCATATAAAAGTTTTAAAGGTTGAATTCTCTCTGGTGAAAATTTAACTGCTAAATAATAAGCAAGTCCTGCTACCATACAAGGTACAAATCTGTAAGGTACATCTGCATCATTAGTATAGGCCCCTGCATCTTGAATTCTACTTGCATAGTAGTAATTAATAAAGTTTCCAGCTTGATCACTTCCTGGAGTTAAATATAAAGTAATAGTTACTCTATCAATAAATCTTTGAACAAAGTATTGAGTAGGTTGACCTTCTGAAGTTTTATTTGAAAGAGATTGGTATGCAGATCTATTTATTTTAGTTAAAGGAGTATCCACTGATGAAGCATTTCTATAAGAAGCTTCTAATATATCATCTACACCATAAACTGCAGTAGCATCTGAAGTACCATCAGCTGCTGATCTATACATAGTATAAACTGCTTGACCATCAACTAATGTAATTAAATTATTTTTTACTTCCCAATAATGAAGTCCTCTATTAGACCATTCTTGAAATAAAATATTTAAAGAACGTCTAGCACCTTTTAATTGATATCCAGATACTCCTTGAATACCTATTCTCTCAAAAGCTTCTTCTACAATATCTGATATTGAAAAGCCTTTTTCAAAAGTTGTTGTTCCAGAAGTAGTATTAGCCATTTAGCCCCTATTCTGCAGTTAAACCAGGTCCTGAATATTTGTCAGTAAATAATGTGTAAGCAGTTACATTTGTTTTAGTTTTACAAAATATTCCTTTTGGAAATAAAATTCCATCTTCAGGAAAGTTTAAAGTTAAAACATCTCCAGTTGGAATATCTGCAAATAACAAAGTAGCTCCAGTATTTGAAGTTGTAGTTAATTCTAAAACACCTGCTCCAACACCATCCGATGCAATTGATATTGCTCTTAATCTAATAGGTTGAGCAACTATTGCTGTAGCACCTGCTACTGCCGCTGATCTTGTCGCTTGTATATCACCTTTACTTGCCATATTTTTTCTCCTTAAATTTTATATGTGGGCCGAAGCCCACATTAAATTAATTATACTGCTGCTATACCAGTCGTAACGTCGATGAAGCTAGTTCCATTGTAGAAACAAAGTGATCCAGTAACGCCTGAACCAGTTGCATCAGAAATGTAAATAACTAAACCAGCCGCTGGGCTGTCAATAGCTGCTGCTTCTGTTAATGTGTATGAAGGTGCAAGAAAACCATTATCTGATTTTACTGGACCTGAAAAAGTAGTTTGTGCCATGATTATATTCTCCTAGTTAAATTCTACATGGTCTCTAGGCCGTCGACTATACTGCGTCCATGCAGAATATTAATTTATGTATAGTGTGTAATTTATATATGAAATTTTTAAAAAGTGCAAGAAATCCCTAGGAAAAAAAGACGTTTTTAAATAGATCTTAAGTCTAATTAACCAGCAAAAAGATGTGTTTCGTAATCTCTGCTATTCGTATTAGCTTGGATCTCTTGTTCTCTAATGATTGATCTAATAACTACTTTGATCTCATCACCTAAAACAGACATTTCTGGTGTTATTTTTCCTCTGTTCTCAAGAAATAACTCGTTCCATTTAGATTCGAGTTTCAGTTTCTTTGCGAACAATACCATATTGTCCTGAGCCATTTTGAACCTCCTCATAGGTTATATAAAAATCATTTCCAGTACCGTGATACTGCAGATCATTTTTTTCCCATTTTATATCAGATTTTCCTAGAAAGTCAATAATAGGTTTATTTAGCTCTTCCGTATTATTTATTTCTTTTTCACTTTCAATTTCAAAACTAGTTTGAAGATATTTCGTAAATATTTTCACTAAGTATTTATGTGTCATAAAGTTCTTTCTATATTAATAATGAGGCGGGATTATGTCCCGCCTCAAAATAATTAATTATTATGCTCCTGGTGAAGCAAAAATACCTCTAAAGTCAGAAACTCCAAAAGAGTATCTTTCTCTAGCTTTGTATCTTACATTACCAGTATCGAAGTCACCTTCCATAGAAGTTTTGATAGGTGATCTATCAAAGTACTTCATACCGTTTGGTACATCAGTGATAAGATAGAACGCATCTGGATCAGTTAAGAAATTGTTCACAGAATAACCTTGTGGAACCATTCCCATTGATCTAATTGCATTGATATCGTTATCAGCTGTACCAACTCTTTGGTCAGTCTTCATAAGTCTTTCAGCTGTGAACTGAAGCTCTGAAGGAATAATCATTTTCATTCCTTTAGCTGCAACTTTTAAACCTCTTTCATCAGTGAACGCTGCAATGTCAATAAGAGATTGCTCTAATGAAGTTTCGTTTAAGTCAGCTGCTACGGCTAATGTGTTAGACACAGTGCCGGCTACAGTTGGGTGATCAGTGTTAAATAAAGAAACACCATCACCTGAAGTGAAAGTACCGAATCCATTAATTAATGGATTAACAGCTTTTACTTGTTTAGTGTTAGCCATAGATCTAGCTAACGCTTTTGTGTATCTAGACGCAAGTCTGTCATACAGATTGTCTTCAATTGCTTCTTCAGTAATCGCAAAAGCAAGAGCCACAGTTTCATGTGTGTATCTCGCAGTGTAAGTTTCTTGCGCATTATCGAATGTAATTCCAGAACCTTCTGGTTTTACTTGAGCATTTGCAAAACCTGATAACATTACTTCTTCTTCAAACGCTCTGTCTGAAGATTCAGTAGCATATATCTCTGCATGCTGATTCTCGTATCTTTTGTATTCCAAGCCGAATAGTGCATTCAAACCTGGCTCTAGTTCTTTAACTAGTTGTCCTCTTGATATTGCCATAATTTAATCTCCTATTATATTCCGGCTGTGTCTTTCATAAAGTGTTCGTTAATAATAACTACCACGTTGCCATTAGCGGCACTTGGATCATTATTTTCGATATCTTTAGATAGACCGATTATTTTTAATTGAGCAGTAGTTGTTGCCATAGTTCCAGATATTTCTACTTTAGAAATATAGTCTGGTGTAGCTCCTGCTGTGTACACGATGTCTGCACATAGTCCAACGTCTGCCGCTGCAACTGTGCCTGCACTTTGTACTTCAAATCTCTCATAAGGATCGTCAGAAACGAAACCTACGATATCAGTAGCTGTATTACTAGCTGCTAAGTGATTTGCCCATGTGGGTTTTGAGTTAGCCGAATCAGTATAGAAAACACCATTAAGCGATCCGATAAGTACATCAGTTGCTGCTGCTACACCAATAGTTCCAGTAGCTAACATTTCTACTGGGTCCCATTGATAAATAGCTGTTGCAGAAGCTGCAATACTATATTCAGATAAACCTTGGTTGTCTCTATTCTGGCCAACTTTACCGATTGCTTTCAAACCGAAAGCTGCGTCTTTATTTGCCATGTTGTTTTTCTCCAATATGTGACCTGTTCTTACGAACCTCCAGTCACGGGTTTATATTTATTTCGTTGGGTAGGAATCGTTAAAAAATTAACTTTTCTTTGAGCCACCGAAGGTTACACGAGTCTGTCTATCAATATTGATAGGCATACTTGGATGTTGCTCCTTCATAAGATCGTTGTCTACTGCTTCAACGTTATCTGATGCTTGTTTTGTATAATAATCAGAACGTTGTTTTGCGATCTCTTCAGGTACCCTTGCAAGCAAAAGGCCACCAACTCCGATAACTCCTGCATGTTTGCCATCTTCAACAATTGGAAAGTCTGAATCAGGGTATTCATCTGCTCTAACTAATTCATATCCAGATCTTAATCGACCTTGAATATTTTTAGTGTCATTGAATCCTAATGACTCAGCTCTTAACCATCTATGCTGAAATCCCATTGGCGCAGGGGGTGCATCTAAAGCTGACGGTGGAGTCCAAACTTTTTTATGAGTTTCTTTTTCTCTCGTTTGACTCGCACGTGAGGTTCTTTTATCGTTATTATCATTTTCCATATGCTTATACCTCCTTCGTGATATTTAATTGTTTTGCATACTCTTCTAGTGGCACACCTAATTTTTTAGCGATTGATACCTGCGATGGTGTGAGCCTCACAGTTTTGCGACCTGTTTTTGTACTTCGCTTCGCTGAAGCTACTTGTTGTACTGGGGCAGATCGTATTTCTTCTCCCGTATTGTTATTATTAACAAATTTGTGCGGAAATTCAAGTCTTATTCTTTTATCTATTTCCGAATAATATTCATTACTTTGTGGGTCATAACCCTCATCTTCCGTAAGCTTTTTATGTAGGTCAAATGCAGTATAAGTCATGGCTGTATCTTGTCCAAACCATGAGTTTTTACTAGCCCAATCCTCAGCTTTAGGATCTGGTGCATCTTGTCTCTGCTGTTGCCTATTTAAATTGATTTCAGGAGTTTTAACCTCTATTTCTTTTCTTTTAGCTCTATCCTCAAGTTCAACTTTAGATTCATTAAATCTAGCTTGTTTGTAGGCTAATTCAGAAATAGCAGTTTGAGCCTCTACTTCAGCAGTAATGTCTCCAGCTTCTCTAGCTGCAGCAAGTTTTGCTTTTGCAGATTCTAAACCAGATACAATTGAGTCTTCTGTAGACTTCATGAATCCTGGTTCAAGCTTCGAGATCCTAGAGTCAGCTTCTTTCTTAGCAATGATCATTCTCTCTGCA